TAAAGCACAATCAAACAAAGTCGAATCTTACGAATACAAAGATGGCGAAAATACAGTCCGCTTAATTGGCGGAGTTCTTCCACGATATATTTATTGGCTGAAAGGCACTAATAACAAAGACATTCCAATCGAATGTTTGGCATTTAGTCGTGAAAAAGAAAAGTTTGACAACGTTGAAAAAGACCATGTTACCGATTACTACCCAGAAGCAAAATGCTCTTGGAGTTACTCTGTAAATTGTATCGACCCTAAATCGCAAAAAGTTGTTGCTCTTAACTTGAAAAAGAAGTTGTTTGAGCAAATTGTTACAGCGGCTGAAGATTTAGGAGACCCTACTGACTATGATACAGGTTGGGATGTTGTATTCAAGCGTGTAAAGACAGGACCTCTGCCTTTTAATGTTGAGTATACACTGCAAGTTTTGCGTTGCAAAGCCCGCCCACTGACACCTGAAGAACGTGCTATGGCAGATGCTGCTAAATCTATTGACGAGAAATTCTCTCGCCCTACAGAAGCAGACGTAAAAGCCTTGTTGGAAAAGATTAGCACAAATTCAGAAGACGGCGAAGCCGAATCTTCTGAACAAGAAGCAGTCAAAGAACTTGGTTAAAAAACTAAAGCCCGCTAAACTATTTGCTTAGCGGGCTTTTTATGCTACGAAAGTTACAGCATGGAACATATTAAACATGATAGGCTGTGTGAATTATTAGACTATTGCCCAGATACTGGAATATTTACTTGGAAAGTAGATAGAAAGAGGTTGGCTAAAGCCGGTACGCTTGCTGGTTCTACCAACGGTAAGGGCTATAGACAGATCAGCGTAGATGGAAAATTATATTTATCGCATAGATTAGCCTGGTTTTATTGCTTCCAAGAGTGGCCTACCAAAGTTATAGATCATATAAATGGTATAAAAGACGATAATAGATTAGATAACTTACAGGATGTTTCTCAGAATAAAAACGTCTCTAAAGCTAATAGGGATGTTGGTAAGTCTGGATATAAAAATGTAAGAAAAATATGTAACAGATACCAAGCAGCTATTAAAGTACAAGGTAAGACTATACATATAGGTATGTATGAGTCTGGAGAGTCTGCTTATGCTGCTGTTGAAAAATATAAGAAAGATAATAATATATGAAAGTATTGTTCTCGGCGGATATACATATCAAATTGGGTCAGAAAAACGTACCTATTGAGTGGGCAAAGAATAGGTTTAATATGCTCTGGCGTCAACTAGAAGCTATTCAAGAAGAGTGTGATCTTTTTGTTGTTGGCGGAGATGTTTTTGACAAACTTCCTAATATGGAAGAACTAGAGACATATTTTGATTTGGTTAATGCTTGTACGATTCCAACAATTATTTATGCTGGAAATCATGAAGCAGTTAAAAAGGATACAACTTTCCTATCTAACCTAAAACAAGTTACCAATCGTTTAAATCCCAAAGTAGAAATTATTGATGATTTTTACTCGCTGGGTAATATGGATTTTATCCCATATAATAAATTAAAAGAATTTGAAAAGAACCCCGATAATTTCAGTGAAAAACCAAAATTACATGGCGACATTTGCTTTACCCATGCTCGTGGAGAGATTCCGCCGCACGTAAAGCCTGAATTAGATTTAGAACTATTTGCTCGCTGGAAAGTAGTTTTAGCAGGCGACTTACACAGTTACGAAAATTCTCAGAAAAATATTATCTATCCTGGAAGTCCAGTTACTACTAGCTTTCACCGTAACAAGGTAGATACGGGTGTAGTTATACTTGATTCCGAATCTCTAACACATGAATGGCGTAAGCTACAGTTACCACAACTTATTCGTCGTACAGTAGCTGTGCATGACCCTAAACCGCAAACTGATTACGATCATACGATCTATCAAGTTGAAGGCGATATGCAAGAACTTGGCGAACTAGAAGATTCAGATTTAATTGATCGTAAAGTAATTAAGCGAGATACAGATTCAGCACTAATCTTAGACAAAGAAATGTCCATGAGTGAGGAAATACGTGAGTATCTTGCCTACATCCTAGAGTTGCCAGAAGATACCATTGAAAATGTATTAAAGGAATTTCAAAATCATGCAGACAAAATTGAATCAGAATAAAGCAGAAGTTTGGTCGCAAACCAATTGCCCTGCTTGTCAAGAAGCTAAACGCTTGTTAACTTCTTATGCTATCGAGTATACAGAATGTATGATTGGTGTTGGCACATACACTAAAAAAGATTTAATTGAAAAAGTACCCAATGCCCGTTCAGTTCCACAGATTTTTATTGGTGGTGAGTATATAGGCGGGCTACCAGAACTAAAAAAGAGACTAGCCGTAAATGATAACTATAAAACAACTACGATGGGCTAACGCCTTTAGTTACGGAAAAGATAATAAAATTGATTTTGTTGCTGCTCCACTAACACAATTAGTAGGTCGTAATGGGCATGGTAAAAGTTCCATAGCCCTTATACTAGAAGAAGTATTATTTAATAAAAATTCAAAAGGTATTAAAAAAGCAGATATTCTTAACCGACACATTAAAGATAAAACATATACGATTGAGCTAGACTTTAACAGAGATGATGTAGATTATACGATTAAGTCTAGTCGTGGAACTGCTCAAACTGTAAAATTGTTTAAAGAAGGTGTAGATATATCAGCACATACTGCAACAGCTACATATAAAATGATTGAAGATATATTAGGCTTTGATCACAAAAGTTTTGCACAGATTGTTTATCAGTCAAATGCGTCAAGCCTAGAGTTTTTAACTGCACCTGATACTGCTCGTAAAAAGTTTCTTATTGAAATTCTTAATTTAGGTAAGTATACTCGTGCTGCTGAAGTTTTCAAAGAAGTAACTACTCTACTTACCAAAGACATTGCTGCAGTACAGTCTCAAGTCAATACTGTGTCTAGTTGGTTAAATAAATATGAAAAAACTGATTTAACACTAAAAGAAACTGTTGCAAGTCCTGAACTAGATACAAGTCTAATAACAGAAGCTGCTGCACTAGATTCTAGTATAAACAGTATTGAGTCTACTAATAAAAAGATTTCACAGAATAATACTTACAAGCAATTACAGTCTAAAATTAAACTACTGCCAATTCCTGAAAAGCCTGAAGAAGGCATAGAAAAATACCAAGCAGAAGTAGCAAAACTATCTAAAACAGTTAGTGATGCTCAGGCTTTTGTTATAAAAATGAAAGCACTGCACGGAACGTGCCCTACTTGTTTATCAGATATTGACGAAGAAAAAGTAACTGAATTAATTGAAGAAAAAACTGAAGAAGCTGAAATAGCTGCTTTAGAAACTATGGGCTATACTCAGCAAATAGTTCAAATTAAACAACAGAAAACAGCTTGGCAAGAAGCACAAAAAGCGCAAGAAGATTGGGAAAAGTATCATACATTAATTGATACTGACTTGCCAGAAACATTACTAGACAAACAAACTCTACAGCAGCAATTTACAGAATTACAAAGTTCAATTGCTGCTACAAAACGTAAAATCGTAGAAGCAGAACAGCATAATAAAGAAGTAACGGCGCACAATACTAAAGTAGACTTAGTGTCTAAGCAGTTAGTAGATATGAACCAAGAACTGGAAACATATAGTGGTAAGTTACATGAATTAAGCGAACGCATGAGTATTTTAAATGTTTTAACAAAAACATTCAGTACAACAGGTTTAGTAGCGTATAAAATTGAGAGTTTAGTCAAAGACTTAGAAGATATTACTAATAGATATTTAGTTGATCTAAGCGATGGAAGATTTCAGATTGGTTTCAAGATTAGTGCTAGTGACAAACTAAATGTTGTTATTACTGATAATGGAAGAGATATTGAAATTTTAGCTCTTAGTGGTGGTGAGAAAGCAAGAGTTAATGTAGCTACACTATTAGCTATTAGAAAGCTAATGCAAACATTGTCCAGTTCTAGAATCAATCTATTAATACTGGATGAAACTGTAGAAACACTCGATACTGACGGTAAAGAAAAGTTAGTAGAAGTATTACTACAAGAAGAACATTTAAACACTTTCTTAGTAAGTCATGGCTTTAGTCATCCACTGCTAGAAAAGATTAATGTTATTAAACGTAACAACATATCCCAAATAGAGGTATAATATGATTTTAGAAGAAATTGAAGGTAGCGTAACCGTTACTTATGCTGGAAAGACTTTGCGTGTAGGTGATTCTGCTGATGACTATAGCAAAGGCGTATTTGTAGTTGGAGCTGGTAAAGCTATTTTTCGTGTAGATCCTAGCTCTACATTTGAAGTTAAAGGCGTACAAGGTGAAAGTTATTCAGAAGCTGCGTCTATTCCAGCACCAGTAGTTGAGGCAGCTCCAGTAGTTGAAGTAGTTTCAGCTCCCATGGAAGCTCCAGTTGAAGTTACCGAAGAGCCTGCGAAGACGTAATGGCCGTAGATCCTAGAGCCAAGGGTGCTAGAACAGAGACCACAGTACGTGATCTACTCAAAAAGCATACGGGTTTAGCTTGGGAAAGAGTGCCTGGATCAGGTGCTCTTGACCCTAAACATCAGCTTAAGGGCGATTTATACGTCCCTGGGCGAACCAACCTTTGGTGTGTAGAAGTTAAAGGCTATGCGGAAGATCACCTTACTTCACACTTATTAACATCCAAGACTCCGCAACTAGTAGAATTCTGGCAGCAGACTACTCGTCAAGGTACACAAGTAGGCAAAAAACCATTGTTGATTTTTAAATTTGATCGCAGCAAAGTATTTGTTGCTTTTGATGAAATGCCTAACTCACAAAACTATCGTTGTTT